TTACTCTCTTCCAAAAGACCATGCAAAAGAGCTTGCTGCATATATTGCATAGCAGTAGGCTCAATCGCAATGATCCTAGGGCCTTTCGCATCCTTTGGTACTGTAATTACCCGAACAGGTGTTTCAGTACCGGGATCCTGATATACGAATTCCCTTTCGAGATAATCTCGAAAGTTCGCAGACGCGTATATCCCAGATGGGAATATAGCTTCAAGGCGATCGGTCCAACAGTTGAGTCGCCATTTCTGGTTTCCAGATAGGCGATCGCTCGTTGAGCCGGGGCCATGCTTTGGTAGTAGATTGTTAGTATTGACTCTGAAGTCCATACCAGCAAATATGCCTCCGAAAAGCATGGTTCTAATTCGATGAAACGACTGTCCGAGTATGGCCAGCCCTCCTCTTTCGAGATGAGGTCCAGGTCCCATTCGGATTGCCATTCTATCGTTAGTTCGTACATCAGATTCACACTCCATATACTTGGAAATGGCGTCTCGATTCCTCTTTTCAGAGGTTTCGATCCGTACTTTTGCAAACATCAACGTCAGTTGACGAATACAAAAGATGGCGTCCACGTCCGGGTTGGAGTGAATCCGCCCAGTATCACGTTGGAAACACAGATCAAGGAAACCCCCAAGAAATTCGGGGAGACCCCCTCTAAACTGGAAACCAGTGAAGAGGTCGTGATCGACATAACCACGGTCAAGACTTTTTTGGAAGTCTTTTCCGTAGTTAGCCAGGGTAATCATTAAAAATGAAGACCCCTCGTTTTCCAACCGACCCATGATCGTTTTTAGATCACGGGTGGTGCTTACGTGACATCGATCCTCCATGTCTTGGAGGATCATTTGCAAGAGACTTACCAGACTTTTCATGTCTGCCTTTCATAATAGGAAGGTTAGGCATTCCAGGTCATGTAGATCTCTAACGCAATTGATCCGTCAAATCAATGACGGCTCTTGCGCCCTGGTTGCATCAGTGACAGTGCAAGCACTGTCATACCGAAAGAAACCAGTGTCAGCAGGCTGATCACGATAACCAAGAGCGTAAGCTCTTGAGTCGTAATCAAACCTCACCGCCACCAAGCTTGGTGGCGTTGGCATTCGTCGAAGCGGTCAACCAGGTGGTAAGCCCGGTAATCAGCTGAACCACCTCAGCAACGGTGAAACCGTTGAGAGGCTTATCGATCACGACGTACGCCGACGCCGAAAGGCGAAGGTTAGTACCAGTGACCAGCGGGTCAGCAATGATCTTCGAGAAGTCCACACGAGCGGTAGAACGCACACGATTCGCTTTACTCTTGGAGTGAGCGATTCCGAGCGCAACCGTAC